TCCGAAAGTAAATCTTTACCCGCTCGTTTTATGCCCTGCTTGACGACCTGTTTACCTATCAGGCTTCCTAACCCACCGGTGGCAATGGCTTGTGCGCCCTGCGCCAGTCCGTAACCTGAGTAGTATTGCGCGAAGTCAACGGCGTCGCCAACGCTGTTAATACCCTCGTAGCTATCAGTGGGTTTACTGCGCAGCTGAACCTGCGACATGTTCTTCTGGTAGCCCCGAAGCATAGAGTTTCGGGCATTGTCGGCACCGAAGGTATCCGCCACCAAAGCACCAGCGCCGTAGGCCATACCCTGTGTAGCATCAACCGCAGACGAAACCCCACGAGAAAAATCTCCTTGGTTGGGGTCGTACACCCCGAGCATCTCACCGATCTCTTGCGGGTCTCTACCGTTTTTATCAGCCAGCCAAATTACGACTTCTTCGTCGCTGTATCCATTGTTGTCGAGGTCAGGAAAAGCGGCGCGGACTTGTTCTAAATAGGTAGCCATTCCTACACTTCTCCTATCGGTCTTGCATAAGTTCTGTAACGAGTTTTTCTAGCTTAGCTATTTGTTTAGTTAACGCGTTGTTTTTGCTCGCCTGCCCGGTTCTAGCTACGCCTTTCGCACTCGTGCTAATTTCGCTTTGTAGCTGTGCTATTAGAATGTTTAGAACTTCTGGCGTCTGCCCCTCCATAGCATTTACAACTTCCGAAGCCATTTCTATCGTTTTTTGGTTGTTGCTTAGTCCTGTAGTGGGTTCTTTTGCCGCTATGTTCTCGTAGGTCGAAGTGAACTCCGCCAACCCAGCGGGAGTTAGGTCTATTTTACCCCTGTCGAGAGCAGTTCGCAAAACAGTTGCCGCACGATCCTTGTTTTTTTCCATGACTAAGAAATCGGGTGCTACTTCGGCAAGTATCTCTGCGTTTCGGCCACTAAGAAGCGCTTTTCGATCTGTAGCATTTGCCGATAGCAGGGTTTCCATCAGCTGACTTGCCGTTGTCTCTTCTTGCTCCGTAACAGGAGCGTTTAAAACCACAGGGGGTACAAGTTTCTTTGGCACCTCGTTGTTGCCGTTTCCGTTCGCCCCGTCAATAAGACCCTGTAGGTCCATTTGCCCAATCAGTTCCGCATATAGCTCTGGGCTTTCGCGCATTAAAAACGCTGTCGCTAATTTTCTATCCGTGGGTGACGCCTTTGGGTCAACCATTGTCCTGTACGCTTGATCCGTGGCAGAAAGAGGTTTTCCCGACAGAGCCGCTTTAGCTTGCGCTAAGTTGTATTTAGTGACCGCCCGTTTGTAGTCCATGTCGACCAAGTTCATGGAGTATTCCATTAAACTAGCAGGGTCTAACGCCGCGTTGAGGTCTTGCATAAATGCTTTTTCGTCCGCGCCACTGGCGATTGTGCGAACGACGTTGCCTTCTTTGTCGGTTTCCACCATCGACATACTACCGTCATCTGGATTTGTATCGATCCTGATGCCAAAGTCCTCACCGTTGTATTTGTCTAGTATCTCTTGCGCACCCGCAACACCTCGGTTTTGTAGTGCTTCGTTAGTTTCAGCTTTCATGCGCAGAGACTTATTGGTGATCTCCCACAACTCGTGCTCGCCGTAGTCCTGAGATAACTTTTGCCCCATCATGGGATTAATCTGCGAGAGACCTTTGACGAGGTTGCGCATAGATGTTGGGTCGTCTGGGTTTCCAGTTTTGCTCCACTCTCGAATAAACGTGTTTGCCGCAAGAGACTGTTGCGCGAGGATAACAGCTTCTTCGCCTTGTACGGCACCAAGCTCGGCGTTAGATAGCCCAGTTTTAAGCCTATTGGTTTGAAAGGTAACGTTATTCGATAAATCTAAGTCCGTCTCAGCGTTTTTGACCGCTGCCATGGTAGTAGTAAGAGCAAGGTTTAGACTTTCTTCCGCCAGCTGTAGCGTCTGAGGGTTGTTTGCAATCTGCTCTTCTATTTTCGCTATGGTGGCGGTTTGACCCATTCGGGCTTTTTCCGCCGCGATAAAGTTTTCTTTGTATATTGGGTCCGTCATCACAGTGTTCTGTAGGGTGGCGGTGGTTATTGCCAGATTGGCATCAGCTGTCGTCTTGCTGTCGGTAGCCTTTAAACTGGCAGCGTACTCCGATGAACCAAATCGTGTTGCATTAGCGTTGCTCAGCGCCTCTGCGGTTTCCTGCGCGGCTATTAAACTACCTTCGTAACTATTGTCTTGATACGCAGCTTTTTGCGCTTTAGCTTGTGCTCTGTTTGCCCCGTATACAGCTATATTGCGATTTATTTCAGAGTGCTTCGAACCGCGTCTAATATCCGTACCAAGTTCTATACGGTCAGTATTTGCGGAGTTAAGCCCTGCGGCGCTATTCGTGTAGGCGGTATCCGCCCGTAATTTATTTGACGCGCCGATCCCTCCTTGGAAAACTCGCTCGTCGTATGTGTCAGTGTCGTAGTCTGTCTTGAGCCGGTTTTGCCCCAACGTCTCCACGCCAGTTCGCATCCGTAGGGCTTCCATCGGATCGCCGTATTTCTGCTCAATCGCTGCGTAGTCGTCCATCTTGGCTCTGTCGAGTGCAAGACCCGTGAGTTTTTTACCCTCTTCGTCCTCGTAATCCTTAATAGCAATTTTGCCAGATTCGATGGATTTGCCCAGAGAGGTGCCTACGTCGTAGACGGCGTTAAAAGCCTGTCCGAACGTTGCCCAACGGTTTTGTCTAGCCATTATACTAGCTCCTTAAACTCTATGCCCAGAAGGTCATATCTTACGGCCTTGAAGCCACTTTCGGTCGTGTACACTGCATCTGGGTAGCTAAGCTCGACTTCGTCGGCCATTACGCCAACGTAACGGATATTTGGATCACCGAACCCTTCTTTGTAGTTAAACTCATACAGCGGCAGAGCGGTGCGCTGGTCGACACCAACTTCGACGATGTTTTCTTTTGTGCGGCGGTCTGACAGAGCCGCAAATCCGCCACCTTTAGCCAGAGCACCAGCGCCGCCAAGAACCGCACCAAGATCGCCCATAAAGCTGTCTTGCGTGTTAATGTACGACTGTGTCTGAGAGTTAAGTACGCTACTTAGACCGCTAAGCTGCATTTTCTGTCCGCCCGCGATGGTGTTAGCGCCTTGGCCCATTCCAGCCATGTAGTTCATTCCTGCCGACTGAGCGTTTCCGCCAGCCATAGAACCGGCTTGGTTCGCGCCGCCGTAGGCAGCGATAGACGCACCGGCGAGACCACGACCGAGACCGGCGGCGTCTAGCTTTCTGGCGTAGCCCATTTGCTGCGCTTGGTTCCTAGCACCCGTCATGGCGTTAGCTCGCATCGCAGCTTGCTGTAGCCCTGTGGCGTTTTGCATACCAGCAAAGCGTCCGCTGTTGGGGTTAGCCCCCATGGACGCCATAGCACGTAGGTTCTGCTGTTGACCTATACCGAAAGCCCGACCAGAGTCGGCGGCAGCTTGAGACGCTACTTGGTTTCGGTACGCCTCGGTGTTAAAGTTCTGCGCGTCGGCAACTAATCCACGTTCCAGTGGGCGGTAAGTATCGCGCTGGTAATCGTAGTAGTCTCGCGCTTGAGCCATTTGCTCGCCCTGCGCCGCCATCTGCTGATTAGCTATCCCCTCCAAAATTGGAGCAGAACGATCATATTGCTCTCTGGCAAACGCCAGTTGTTCCCTCCCTAAAGCCGCTTGGATTTCAGCTGCTTCCTTACTAGCCTGTGCTAATGGAGAGTAGTCGGGGGGTGGTGCGCCTTTAGAACCCATGGGTCTGTCCTCTGTAGTAATTCTCAGGCCACATGACGAGCGTGATAATGTCTTGGCCTTGTCTACCTGCCTGTCGCATCACACCCTCCTCAACGAAGCCTATGTGTTTATCTAACCTAAGAGCTTTGTGGTTGTCCGACGCCACCAAACCCGTAAGCCGTTTTAGTTTACACTGCTGAAACGCATACACAAAAGCGTGATCCAACAGCTCTAAAAACAGTTTCGTGGGTTTGCTAACCGCGATGTGGCAAGTAGAATTAGACTCGTTGAAGTTATTAAAAACAACACCGCTAACTAACTCGCCGTTCACTTCAGCGCCCATTGCGTAGAAATCTCCCCATGATCCGGTTTGATCTACTTGATCGGCAACCCACTGACCGACCTTCTCTTTGTCATTAAATACTAGAAAAGATGCGGACATGGCAATACCTGTTCACACGTTAACACATAAGTACCCATAAAAACAATCCCCTTCTTCATAAGTCTGGTTTAGTGGGCCATGTTATATTACGTGGGTCAGTTGTATTCGCTGGAAGGTCTAATAAAGTCTGCCTAAAAGTAGCATACACCTGTTGTTTTTCTGAGGAAAGCGCTGCCCACCGTAAGGGGTTACTTACAATAGGATCAACATTATTTAATAGCATATCGTCTCTTTCTTGCCTTAATAGCGCCCACGATAAAGACTCATTCCAAATCCACTGTTCTGTATCTTTATCAAACTCTACTGGGTAAGCTGGCTTTTCGGGGAAAGCTATTATCTCATTATTCTTAACATAATAAAGGTCATCTGGAAAGAAACCTTCAACGTAGCTCTCACCTGCATTTATATTTAGTGGAAGTGTTTCTTCTGAGACTGTTAGGATAGATACTATACTCTCTTCGTTAAAAATTGTGTAAGTATTCATCTCTTTAACTCCAAGTAAGCTATCGAGGGGTAAAACAATAATGTCCTTGCGGTGTTGCCACCAGTATTTTGAACCTTCAATGTATAAGTGTGATAACCCACTCCGGGGGAGTCTAATTTATTAATAATAGCAGACATGACGTTAATTCCCCCTACCTTCATGTTATTAAATCCCGTGAGGAGGGAGCTACCTCTGTATAGTCTAAAATGGAACAGTCGGTATTCATTACCCTGAGTGGTCGGGGTATTATTTGAATGTGAAGTATTCATAGTCGCTGTGACTTGAGCAGAAGCGCCTGAGTTATAAACTGTTAAAGATACTAAAGTTGTCTCAGCTGTATTTGTATATTGTAGTATTGTTGATGACGAACCCTGTGCGAACTGAGGGAAAGTAACTTGGTTATTACCGATTTTAGCAGTAGTAATAGCGGCATTGGCAATCTTTGCGTTAGTGATGACCGCATTGGCAAACTTGGAGCTAGTAACCGCTAAATCTTGTATTTTAGCTGACGAAATAGCTGCGTTTGCAATCTTTGCGTTAGTGATG